AATCCTCTCTTTTTCCCGGCCGAATGCCATACAGTATCCACTGTCCATGCACATCTTTTGCAGAAACTTGTTTTGCCGAATAGACTGTTTGGCAAACTCTTGCTTCATAAACTCGTATTTTCTGCGACGGGCTTTTTCGGTTGCGTTCAGTGATTTTTTCTGGGTATTGCGCTGTTTATTACTGTTGCTCGCGGACGGTCTCAGTGCTTGACGATGGGTCAGGCTACTTGCATAGACGCGTTTGGAGATGCGTGATTGCTTTTTTTCGTCCGGGGCACTTTTTACTTTTCTCTCCGGAGCCATAAAGCGATATGAACCCTTTTTTAGAGTCTGACTCATAGTATAGAATATTATGTGCATATTATTGTTTGGTTATGTATAAAATCCTAATTTCAAGCCCCTAAAACTCGCCTCATAAAAAAGTATGTTATTATTTTTTAAACTACGTTTACCCTACGTTTACCCTACGTTTGTTCTACGCTTACGCTACGTTTATACTACGTTTACCCTACGCTACGCTACGCTTATACTACTATCTATGCGGCGGTCGTCTTCTTACGAATTACCGGTTTTTTTACTTGGGGCGCATCCGCCTTTTTATCTGGTATAGTTTGTCTCCTAACACGATATTTGGTATACTCCTGCTCCAATTCGTCCAGCTCCATTTGCCACATCTTGTGTGCTGTTAGACCCATCATTACCTCCAACTCGCGCTCTTTATTCCCCTTCTTCTTCATAATCAAATCCACATTCTCCTGGGATACACTGTCCATCGGTAGTTTGGTCAAATAGTTGTAATTGCCATCCAGTTTTATCAGGCTGTGTGCGGACAACATCTCCTCCACTTGTGCCGCAGTCTTGCGTCTCAAATCAATTGACCCATCCAATACTTTCATAATATACACCGCATGATTCGTGAGTCGTATCAATTCCGCGCGCAGAGTATCTATCTGGGCTAGTCTGCGTTTCTCATAGGTTGCCAGCCTGATACGACTAAACTCCTCCACAATTTCCCCCGCATTCGCATATTTGTGTAATTTTCCCTCATAATTGAACATGTGGATATTCGTTGCGGAAACAGTCGTGGTAAGTTCCAGCGCTTTCTCGATACCATTGATAGATACCATCTTATTTCCCGCGGCTGCTGGGTAGGTATCCGTCTCCATCTTATCCAGGGCTGCCGCGCTGCTGAATTGGACCGTAATATTGACTGTTGCCTCTGTGCTCAACGAGGTGAAATCCTTGATTTCGCCGCTCTCCATCAATTTCTCGAGCACCTTCTCGTATGGTTTGGTCCATGTTCCCACCGGCAATTCGCTGATACAAATCGTGGTTGCGGATGTTTTGGCATATACACCACGCACTAAATATTTCTGTTCCGCCAGTTTCTCTACTCGTCCCTTGAATCCCTCATAATATGGTATGAAGTCCGCGGAGACGGGTTCCCCTCCGGAAGCCGGTTCTCCGGTGCCAGCAGTCATTTCACTGGCATCAGATACGGGTTCACCCCCAGATAAATATCTACCGCGAATGTATTTGACCACATCCAGTGGATTATAGGGCGGAATACTGCATGAAAACCCGGTGCCAATACCCTGCACTCCATTGATAAGCGCGAGCGGAATAACAGGCACATAATACTCCGGTTCCACCGGCACACCATCATCCTCCAAATACTTGAGCACGGCATCATCCTCCTCGCGGAACAAGAATCTCGTCAATGGATTCAAGTGTGTGAAAATGTATCTCTCACTCGCGCTGTCCTCGCCACCAAAGATACGTGTACCAAACTGACCCTGGGGTTCTAGCAGATTAATATTGTTGGACCCTACAAACGTCTGTGCCATATTCACAATCGCGCCATTCAAACTCGCTTCGCCGTGGTGATACGCGCTGTGTTCCGATACATACCCTGAAAACTGCGCCACCTTGATTTCCGTGGTAAGTCGGCGCTTGAATGCACAGAAGAGGATTTTGCGCAGTGATATTTTAAGGCCATCCACGCTGCTGGGCAGAGAACGCGCGCAGTCATACGTGCTGAAATGAATCAGTTCCTTGTCCACAAAGTCGTTATATGACACCTCCGGATGCGAAGTATCCAAGAACGACTCGCGATTCCCGTTCTCAATCCACGTTTTGCGTTCATCCGCGCGTGATTTATTGAATATCTTGTCGATAACATCATCTGTGCTTTGGTCGCAGATGAATTTCACCTGTTTCATATGCGCAAAGTATTCCTTGAAATCCGACGAGTTCGATGTGCCTAATCCCTTATAATATTTCATCTTCCACGACTTGCGTTCCGCCTCGGTCAACGACGCTTTCCACGCATTACATTCGCCGTCATTATAGAAGTTAAGTGTTTTTTGGCCTTTCGTAGCACGCAGAATAGGAGTATTCATGAAGGAGAGGAACCCAGGGACTTGCACCAGTGTTCGCCATACACTGTGAAACATATTGATACAGAGTCCCTTGATATGCGACCCATCCAAATCCTGGTCTGTCATAAACATTACTTTGCCATATCTGAGCCGCTGATGCACTTCTTCCGTGGACTTGTACTCACGCCCCAGTTCAAGTCCGAGAATCTTAATGATATCCGCGATTTCCTTGTTTTCCGCGATTTTGAGGGGACTTAGACCACGCACATTTAGGAGTTTTCCTCGGAGTGGATAAATGCCGATGCGGTTCTTGTCTTCGCTGGATAACCCAGACATAATCCCCGCCATTGCACTCTTTCCCTCACACAGAATGAGGGTACATTCCGCGGAGCGTGCGGTTCCACTCCAATTCGCGTCTTCCAGATTATCCACACCGTGAATACGCCTGGTCTTCGACCCATCCGCCTTCTTCTTCGCCATACGATTCTCTTTGGCCTCCGTCAGCGCGAAAATCGTATCTATCACCCCCAAATCCTTCGCGACCTTTTTAATGAATGTATCTGACACTTCCGCCGAAGACCCGAACTTGGATTGGGGAGTATTCAAATTTACCTTCGATTGACTATCAAATGATGGATTCACAATATCACATCGGAGAAACAGGATGAGCTGGTCCTTGATAGTCCCCGCAGTTGGTTTCATTTTGCCCTTGGACGATTTATCTATATGGTCCGCCAGTTTACGCGTTATTTGCCCTATAATATAATCGACGTGTTTGCCGCCTACATAGGTTGCAATACCATTCACGAACGAGACGTGCGAGAACTGCTGGTTGGGCGCGGCAGCCACCGCATATTCCCAGCGCTCATGGGGGGATTCGTATACAATCGGGGCGCGAGCGCCCACGAATAGTTTGACATAATCCTTGAATGTTTTGACGGGCAGAACGCTGCCGTTGAGCGACACAGATATCTTTTTGGCAGAATGGTCAGACACAGCGGCGATGTCATATACCCGTTTTTGCATCAGTGCGATTGTATCTGGCGACAATCCCCGGATTTTCAGGCGTGCATAATCGGGACGAAACGTAATGCGGGTATACGGTTTTGCCTTGGAGGCGGTAATTTTCGGAGGGTCAATCTTCTCCAGATTATCGTGAAATTCCTGGGTGTAGTGCAGTTTGCGTATATGGTCCACTGTCTCCAACTTCCCGTAAGTAGACCAAGTGAATATGAGTTTAACACCATATCCATTCTTGCCTCCCACGGTGCGCTCTTCTCCTGCCTGATAGTTTGTGCCAGATAAATATCTCGCGAATATCATTTCGGGAATCCAAATATCGTGTTCGGGATGTTTTGCAATATCAATCCCATTTCCGTCATTCTCTAAGGTAATAGTGCCCGTTGCTGGGTCAATGTCGACCTTGATGTGCGACACCAATTTCTTGTCTTCGGTGGTTGCTTGTATCATACGGATTACATGGTCTCTGCAGTTCACAATGGCTTCATCAAATAGTTTGTATAGACCGGGGATGAACTGGATATCGCGCCACGCCATGTGAGAGGTGGCTGCATCAAATACCCACGACTGAGTATCATTGGATTCAATGGACCCAATATAAGTATCTGGAATATCGAGAACGTGTTGACGCTGGCTGGATTTCATTTGATACGTGGCGGCGAGACGCTTAGATTCGGCAGAGTTGGCAGACTTAGACATGATTTTAATTATATTGATTTGAGAGAGAGGACAAGTGTGTATTGTCTGATGTCTTATATGGTGGTACTTTTAATTCATTTTTGGCGGTCCAGCCATAAAACAATATTATACACACAATAAATAGGCTAAACGTTCCACTGCTAAAATACCGTGTATACCTCATATAGTTTTCAATCTCGGTTTTAGTAATTCCGTCATATAAAAATGGGTTTAAGACCCCCATTGCACGTAGAAATGGGGATGTAGTAGCACTGGTATATTTTTCCTGGAAGGAAAAGTGCATAGACATCAAATAAAACAATAGAAGAATGGCAGGAACAAATTGCAAAAATAACAGTGGATTCAACAAATACAATATATAAAAGAGTAAGACCCAGACAGTGATATCGGTTATATGGTCATACACATCTCCGAAGGAGGATACCATATTATATTTTCTGGCAACATATCCATCCGAACAATCAAAGAAATAAGACAGTGAATATGAAACGGCACCAAACACAAATTTATAAGTGTAGACCAAATAACATGCCAGTAATCCAAATCCAAAGGACAGTGAAGTTAACATATTCGGTGTAAATATCCCAGGCCGTGGGAACTTGATATACTCAATGATGTCTAATAATACAACATCTATAGGGCCGTCTATTCTGTGGGGTAGTTTTCTGCCAGTGGACATTACAATTGTATTTTACTACTATATTATTTACCTCGACTATAAATATATAGATGAATATTCTATCGTATTTGGTAGAGAACTTTTTTAAGAATGAAAAAGTGTCCATCATATTCATGATATGTCTGAGTTTAACATTATCTTTAGTCCAAACAGGCTATGTGTCCAATATTACTGCAAACATTATACAGTCTATTGAAACCAAAAACCGCCTGCTAACAGATAAATTCCTCTACACATTTATTGGGGTATCACTGTTGTTTTTGTGCATCTACTATGTTTACAAAAATATTCAAAACGGCCTTTTAACAAAAATGACACAGTGGATAAAGAGCGAGATATTCAAGATTATACTCCTGTCCAATAATGAAAGTATAAAGCAGGTGAATTTCATCGAGTTTATCACGCCGATTACCCGTATATCCGTCTCCTGTTATGTACTCTTCTTTGATTTAATCACTGTGATTATCCCTACAATGTCGTTTTTGGTTATTATTGCCGGCTTCTTTACCTATACACTCGCCCCTCTCGGGTTACTGTTTATTTTCGCGAACTTACTCATCTTCTTATATTTGTG